GGCCGCGAAGATAGGCGGATCACTCCACCGCCTGCGCCATACCTTTGGCGCCAATCTGACCATGGCCGGCGTGCCGCTGCGCCGCGTGCAGGTGTTGATGGGTCACGCCGACTATGCGACCACGGAAAAGTACTACGCCCACCTCACGCCCGATGGGGCCGGCTCGGCGGTGAAGCTCCTGGAAAAGCTACTGTGACCACTGTGACCAAGTGAGACGAAACAGCGGCGAAGTATGGCAACCATGTCTATCGCGTAACCACGTAAGTGCTTGAAAAATGGTGCCCCCGATACGATTCGAACGTACGACCTTCCCCTTAGGAGGGGGAATGCATCGTCAGCAATGGCGCGGGTTGCGGGGCGTGCTGTGACCAAGGTGTGACCAATACAGCTCTTACGGCCCCGTATAGGACAGCGTGATCGACACCGTTCCCGCCACATACGTGCCGCCGCTGCCGTTGTCGTGAGCCGTGCACGTTGCCGTGGCATCAGACTCTGGGCTGGACGGCCCCACCGTAGCAAAGAAGGTCGTTGATTGGGCGTTAGGATTGGTCGCCGCAACGGCATTGCCTGCCGTGGTAGTGACATTCCATGAGTAGGTAACGGTGCCCGTCTGGCTGGACGGCGTACATGTCGATGACGCCGCTGTCGCCACATTTCCCTGTGTTGATCGGGCGCCCGTTAGGTTGGTGGGTGAGACGGACGCCGTGAATGGGTTGGTCTTTACCGCGCCAGCCACCTGGGACAGGCTTATGGGGAGAGCCGTAGGAACGCCTGCGTTCTAGGCCGGTCCATTGGGTACATAGGCACCACCGCGAAGCATGGCGGCCAGCCCGGGGGCCCCAAGGGTCTGTTGCCGTTCCAGCAACGAAGTGGCCATTACAGACCCGCCCTCGCAAGCCGCTCGTCAATCTCAAGGATGGCCGCCGCAAGCATGGCCGTGACCTGGCCATAGCTCAGCGATAGAAGGCCGTCAGCGCCCTCAGAGACGGCCTCAGGGGCCACCTACTGAACCTCCTGCGCAAGGAAGCCGATGCGGCGCTCTCCGCCAATGGTGTATTCACGTGGAAACATCTGTTTCAGGGCTTCGACGCCACGACGGAGCGGTGCAATGTCCGACTTCAGACGTGCGTCCGAGGTGGCCTGGAAGTCGGGGCCCTGGCAGATGCGGGTAAAGACGATGTTTCCTGACTGCGGGATAGCCATCGGTGTTTCCGCATAGGCACCCGTGCTCGGGTTGCAGCGGTTGATGCCGAGACCGTCAGTACCACCGACCGAAAAATAGAACTTGTTGATGCCACTTCGGCCCATGAAGAGGTCGGTCTCGGTTGAGTTGCCCTGACCCATCGTGATGCTTTGGTTTACACCAAGGTTGCCATTGCTGATGCTGAAGCTGCCATCCGAGTTGAAGCCGAAGAACTTGTATCCGCCGCCAGAAGTGCCAGCTCGGACGCCCAAGTTTCCTGCGGATGCCTGATACACCAGAAGGTCCGTGCCGTTGATGTTGACGCCGGAGAATTGCCCGCTACCACCCATGACAAGGTTTCCGCTCGTGTCGATGGTCAGGCGCGTCGCCGCTGCGGTGTTGTCATAGATGGTGAAATAACCCGCCCCGCCCACGCCTGCGGCACCGGACGATCCAATGGCCCAGTTGTGACCGCCTGCAGACGTGTTGTTCAGGACAAGGCTGGCCGAATTGGTCGAGCTGGAATTAACACTGAGCGCACTGATACCAGCCGTCGTGATGCTAAGGTTGCCCGTCAGCGCACCACCCGTCAGCGGCAGATAGCCGGGCAACCGCGTACCCGAGGTCATCACCCAATTACCAGACCCAAGAGAGCGAAAGGTATAGATATCACCCGCTGCCGTGGTGATGTTCGTGGCCGTGGGGATGACAATGGCGCTGGAATTGGTCAGGGTGCAGGCACCCTAGAACGACAGTTCGCGGACGATGCCTGACGGAACCGTACCTAGTGACGTAATCGTGGCCGCACCCGTGATCGTGACCTATTCGCCGTCAGACGTACTCAGGTCCGTGGTGGATGCCGCCGCCACAGAGGCCGAGGAAAGCGCGTTTGTGCTACGAATGATCGCTGCATGGGATCGGATATAATCATCCAGCGTGTTACCGATCAGGTCTGAGCCTGCCGGGCTATTGGAAGCCGCCAGGGTGAACAGATCACTCATCTTTGAAGGTACGGGCATGTCTTTATCTCAGCAGATGATTGGCGTGGTAGGAGGTTTGTTGGCCTTCTACATCTTCTATGCCGTCGCTCGTGCATTAGGTTGCACGGTGAATATCCTTGTAGATCGTTGGATTAAATCGCCAACTATCAAGGCAATGCTTGGAGTAGTCCCGGAGCATATCCTGACTGGGAGGCCTAAGCCCGACGATAAGCCAAAGCTCCTTGCTGACCAAGAAGACCCGCCGAAGCGCTAAGTCGTGCTAGAAGCGCACTCTTGGTTACCTGATCGATAGATGGGTCCTGAAGAACCTTTGCCAGAACTTGAGGTGATTGCATAAGGGCCTGATAGCCACGCGCTCCTGCAACGGTGGATAGTGCCGCAGGCCAACTTGCGAAATGGCCAAGTCCGCCAAGAGCACTTGTGGCAATCAGGCGCTCGGGCGTGCCGCTGTTAGGTACGCCATCCTTAAGGAATTGCTGGCCAATAGCTGCCAGCTAACCAAGGTCACCTGAGCGACCAGATGCATATGCCTCTTTCCCCGCATTGCTAGCAGTCACGCGGCCACGCAGCGCGCTCGGACTAATGTCACCGTTAACTCCATCCTTCTGCACAAGATTTCGGATGGTCTTGAGCGCCCCATACTGGCGATTGGCTGTCTGCCATGCCGTTTGATCAGCATTGGAGATGGAGTCGTTAAGGGCACTCGAAAGGATACCCTTGATCTGTCCTGCATAGTTGCCCTTTTCGCCACCACTCTTGGCAATCGAGCCAAGCTGTGACTGGATGGACTGATACGCAGCACCGGGAAGTTGTCCCTCCACAGCCTGGTCATTGATTCTTCCGAGCAGGCTAGTTACGGCACGAATACTGTCATCACTACCAGTCTATTGCGCATCAGCGAGGACGTTCCCTAGCTTCGTTTGCACGTCTGGCGTAATGCCAATCTGGTTGCGTGCGGTAATGTCATCGTAGACACCGCCAATGCGCTTCTTTGCGGCAGAGTAAAGTGCTGGCGTGATCTGATCCGCATCTTCGCCTATGGTGCTAGCCACGGCTCGATTGAATGCTTGTTGCTAGGCATCACCAAAGGCCTGTGCCCCACTGAGAGGAATCTTTGCGCTTGCTGTATCAAACACCTTCGCCGCTCGGCTGGGTGACACCTGCGAGGCCTTCAGCGGAATGCCATAATCATTAATGGCAGACTTAGCGAGAGCGGCTACGTCATCGGAGGCCTTGGGCAAAATAGTGCCGGCCAACCATTGCGCACCAGAGCCCAAAAGCTTTCCGCCTCCCTGCACAATACCCCTACCAAAAACGCCAGCGCCAGCGCCGATAGTTGCATTGAGCAGACGCTGACCCTCCCCCTGGTCACTGGTGAGCGGCTGAATACCGCCTTGCAGAGCACCTGCCGTTGCCGTTGCTCCGTAGCCGCTTCCTAGAGCACCAGCAAGGCCAGCCGCTTTCAGGGCCGATCCACCAACAACCGCCTGCCCGACCTATCCAGCAATATTACCCAAAAGACCAGATTTGGACGCCATGAGTGCGGCATCGCGCTGATTCGCCTCATCCTGGTCAGCCTTCAATTGCTCGTATTTCGCCTGCGCGGCATCACCAACAAGCGGAAGGCCAGAGGCAATCTTTGCCCCCAACTGCTGCGCCCCATGGAAATTGTCTATCACGGACTTACCAGCGCCAGCCATAAAGTTGTCCCAGGCGCTGGAATCGGACACATTCTGCTGTTGGACTCGCTGAAACGCCCTATTGGATTCCTCGGCATTCCTCGGACGAAGCTTGCCGCCATTCGTACGAATAGCATGCATGAACTGCATGGCTGCGTTCTGGTCACCAGCATCAATGGCTTTGTACATGGCAGAGGAAAGATCATCGCTGGAATACTGCGACAAATCCGACTGCTGTTGATTCGATGCATTTCCCACACGATCCAGTTCACCCTGGATAAGCTGTACGGCTTGTGCATCGCCGGCTTGCTGGGCGTTTTGTAGAGCCTGCTTAAGCTGTTCGGGCGTGTAAGCCATCACTTATTCCCAAGATATTTGAACAAGGCTGCGTTAAGCGCGGGATTCTGAGGTGCCTAACCGATTGCACTCTGATTTCCAAAGGCTGTTTTACGGCTCTGTAGGTCAACTATCTTCGAAGTATTTGCCGCCTTTTGATTGTCAATGTCCGTTGACAACTGAGCAAAGACAGAGCGCAACTGCTCAGGTGTCTAAGCGGCATTGATGGCTTCAAGAGCATGTTCACGAGCGCCCTCAGTCGTGCCACCCGCGCCTGTCGATTGCATGGCAATTTTGGCGTATTCCTGCGCCGCAAGGTTGCGCTGAGTGATAAAGGCAGCCGTGTCAGGATCACCCTAATAGTCGTTCTTGACGTTTAGCAGAAGCTTGTTGAATGCAGGAACGCCCGTCCTTGAAACCTTATCGGACAAATCAAGAAGGTTCTGGAAGTTGGCGCGGAACGTCTCGGCCTAGCGTTCAAGGGCATCCTGCTGCTTGACCGTGTAGTTGAGTGAGCCTTGAATGGCCTTGTTGCGACCTGCCACGGTCACCAGGTCTTGGGGGCTTACATTGTTGTCCTTTGCAATCTGTGCAACTCGATTGTTGACAGCATTCCTTACCTTGTCGCCGGTTTTTCCGCGCGAGTACTGCGGATTGATGCCGTTAAGGATTTTGTCCCACGCCATGTTGTCGATAGCGTCGGCGCTAGGAACGTCCTGATCCTAACCGTCACCCGCTTTGGCAATACCAAATATAGAGGCAATGGCCTAGTCCCTGGGGACGCCATTGTTGACAAGGTATTCCACCTCCTGCTGTTTTTGCGGGGTGGCCCCCTCCTTGGATAGCTGAATGCGTCCAGCCGGGAGACCGGACGGATTTGCACCATGCGGAAGACCATTTGCACCAGCTGCCTGCAACACCTTTGGAACATAAGCCTGCGTTTCAGCGGGCATCGCTGCCAGGGCGGCCTACTGATCCCCATTCGCGGCCTATAGGTGTTGCTCCCATGAGCCGGGGCCAGCGTTATAGGCAGCAAGACCGCCGATAGTGCCGTATTTGCTTAACATCGTCCCAAGGTATTGCTGGCCGACGCGATACCTATCCGCCATGGTTCCATTGGATGGCGCAATGCCATACCCGGGATTGGCTGCTGTGGCGTCCGTGACCTGAAGCAGGCCACGGGCTCCCTTGGGAGAAACCGCGTTGGGATTGCCGCCAGATTCAGTCTGCTGCACAGCCGCCAGGAGTGGCGGAGGCGGCGCATAGGAACTCGCACCACCCGGCGCACCTATCGGCGCAGGGATGGATGCAGGCATGCCTCCTGCGGCCATCTGAGCCGCCTACGGAAGTCCACCCGCCTGCAAGTAAGCGTTATAACCGTCCGGGTATACCTGCAACGCCCCCTGCGGCGTGTCCTTCAGTTCCGGCTTACCGCCATGCAGCATGGTCAGCGCGTTGGCCGCATCCTCGGGATAGCTCTTGCCATACGTGCGAACCGCGCCAGCAATGTTGACATTGCCGCTGGCATCCGTATTGGCTGCTAGTGCGTCATGTAGCGCCCTCTTCTGCGCCTGCTCGCGCTGCGTCTGAGCCTGCGCCGCCTGCATGTTGGCAAGGGTGGACTGCTCAATCGCATTCTTGTATCGCTGGTTTTGCAGGTCCGCCGCACCTTGCTGCACACCGCCAAGGCCACCCAGCAAACCGCCTGCAAGCGCCTGAAAAGGCGTCGTACCGGGACGTCCATTCATGGCAAGGATGCCCAGCCCAGCCTAGAGCAAGCCCTGATTAGCAAGCTTCTGCTGATCCGGGTCAGAGATGCCCGAGTCAGACCCGAAAAGTCCGCTGTACCATGCCATTAGGAATGACTCCCCCAACCTTGAAGCATCATTTGCAGCCCGCCGAGTGCCTGATTGGCATTAAGACCGCTGGCTTGAGCACGCTGCAAGTAGTCACTTAGACTAAAACCGCTGGCGCCCTAATTCGATAGCGGGTTTTGCGCATAAGCTGGCTGCGTCTGGTTTCCAGCCAATTGCGCGCCTGGCAGCTGGGCCGCCTGCATGGGATTCTGTGCCCACTAAGCCACGTTAGCCCCAGGTACGGCCTGCGCCTACTACTGAAGCATCTGTTGAATCTGCATCATCTGCGGATTCTGTTGCATATACGACTACGCAGGCCGAGATTGCACGGACTGACCGGAGAGGAAGTTAAAAGCCATATGTCACCTCAGAGGTAATAGCCAAGTAGGCCAGCGGCGCCACCGATCAATGCGCCACCCGTCGCTCCGATGGGGCCGCCAGCAGCACCGATCATCGCGCCCGTGCCAGCGCCGGCAAGCGCGCCGCCTCCGGCTGATGCGATCGCACCACCTGCGGTACGTGGTTGATACAGGGGATTGAGGCCAGTCTGCGATTGCCCTTGGAACGCACCCTGCACCGAGTTGAGCGCCTACCCCATATTCGCAAGCCGCTGCTGGTCGTAGCCGTAGTTCTGGTTGTACCAGTTGTTCGCGTTCTGATCGAGGACGCCCTGGTTGTAGTTCTGCAGGATGCTCGCCAGATTGCCGTACTGGCCAAGGAACTGGCTCTGTAGGGCGTTGGCACCCGTAATGCCCTGCGAGGCGTTGAGGATGTTGCCCGCGTTCTGCTGAGCCGCATTGAGCTGGTTCTGGAAGCCCTGCTGGTAGATGCCAGCGTTGCGTGCAAGGTCGGTCTACTGAGCGTTGATCTGGTTCTGAATCTGCTGCTGCGCCAGCTGGGCCGACTGGTTGTAGTTCTGGAACTGCAGGTTGTCCGTACTGTTGGCGATGTTCTGCGCCAGCGTGTTCTACGCGTTCTGAACCTGCTGGTTGTAGGCCGAGCCGCCGAATGCGCCGCCCTGCGCAAACTATGCTGCCAGCTGCGGCGCAACAGAGGTGTCGTATGCGTTCGTAATCTGCTTATTCGACTGATTTATCATCGAATCCAGATACGGGTTCTGACCCTGATAGGCGTTCTGGCCAACGTAAGTCTGCATGCCGAGATACGGACTCTGGGTCGGGTTGACGCTGTACTGGCCGCCCACAATGCCCTGAAGCGCGGCTTGCTGAGCCACTTGGCTATCCATCTGGCCGGACGCGCCTCGATTGGCAAGCCACGTCGCGCCGTACTGATCAGCCGTGGGCGTCGCCACCGTCTGGCCGCCGTACTGCTGATACGGCTTGTTGTTTACGTCCTGGGTCTGCTGGAAATAGTTCTGGTACGCGTTGGACAACCAGCTCGGCAAGTTCACCTAAGTCGTGGTCGTCGTGTTCTTCGGTTGGCTGCTACCGCCCATTATGAGACCTCATACCAAGATGTGATGAGTTTGTACTGACTCGCAAATCGAGGCTGCGAACTGGAAAACACGATGCGTTCCATCCCTGCGGCCTTGGCAACGGTTCGGGCGACTTCAAGCCCAAGATAGCCACTGGCTTTTTCCACCGAGTAACCTAGCCAGATGTTCAGTACCGGCTTGGATTCAAAGTCGAACTGGATCGGCTTTAGCACGGCGAATCCGGTGTATTCGTCGCCACGGTAGCCGACATATAGGTCTGCAGCACCCGTGATGAGCGCAATGTAAATGTCCTCTGGAACGAACGGCTCGCCGTTGGATTCAATGATCTTATCAATACCGGGGCGAATCGTGCTGAAGATGCCGCGAACATCAGATTCATGGCCCCATGTGATAACGCCATCGGAGGATGTGCCAGAGATGCGAGGAAGCATTAGTTACCTGTCAGTGCGCGAGTTTGGACCCATGTGCCGGGTGTACCTGATACAACACAAGTCCAGCCCTAGATGATGTATTTGCTGCCTGCCGTACCCAGCTCCGAGGGCGACGAGTTCTTCACGAAATCCCCCTATGCGTGCTGCCCTGTCGTGGGCGCTGCCGTATAGGCATTTGTGACGGCAGACGCAATGCCTTCAGACAGTGCATTGAGCTGTTGACGATCCTGAGCAAACAACGACGTCAGCTTTAGCACGAGCTATTGCTGATCGGCCGGCAGCTGGACTTGTGGATTAAGCCTCATTCCTGACTCGTCGGCACAATGTCAAAGGTGGCGCCGCTGATCTGGACGGAGCCATTCCAGTCGAAACGGGCGCGGTGCCAGCGGGCATTGCGGAGGAAGTCAAAACGTGGCTGGATGCCGAAGTTCGACTGTGCAATGGTGGCATCCTGCGTAGGCGTCTGACCAAGATCGGCGCGGTAGAAGTTCGTAGCCGTGGCCTGCGTGGGCTCCAGGCGATAACGCGGGGTCACACGGCGCAGCAAGCTCCAGTTCGTCTCATCGCCAAGGTCGCCTGTTACCAGATAGGACGCGCCCGGCGTTCCCGTCATGAAATACAGCTTATGATCCGTCCCAATGATCGCTGGCGTTGTCTGCTGGGACAGCCAGTAGGGCGAGTCATAGCTCAGGCTGGGAAGGCTGTCATAGGTCGTGTAGAGCGTCCCAAGGCCGTCGTACGTCACGCCGCCCGCGGAATACGACACCGCCGCCTCAATGGCCCTGTCTGCCACACCCCACTGGTTGGTGCGAATGTTGTAGATGAGACAGCTATCGATAGCACCCGACGTCGAGGCATTGCTCGGGTAATACCAGTACACCAAGTCGCGATCAAGGTCGGAGACGCCGATGATGTTGGATCGCCATGTGTTGTTCAGGTCGCCAAAAAACCATTCACGGACCGGCGCGCCAATGGAGCGCGGCACGGTGCCGTCATAGACGTAAATGTCGTGAGGCCCGACGAAGAAATGACTAGACCCGACGACGACGACGGATTCTTGGCCCGACGTGCCGATGTTGCCCGGGATGCGTTGCCATTGCCAAATGAGCGGCGGACCCACGTAGGTTCCTAGGTACATCGCCTCCTGCTTGTAAGCAACGACCTAATCACCCAACTCGCGCATGGCGAGAATGCGGCCTGGTGCCGTCACAAGACGACCGTTCGCGCACTGCGTGGATACGGCAGGCGTCCATATGGTCTGGTCGAACAAACCAGAACACCACCAGCCATCGGGCTGATCGCCAAAGCTTCCAGTCAAGTCGGCCACATCACCCACCAGCACGAAGCCCGAGGCTGAGCACATCACGCCCGCTGCCGGAGCCGTGGCAATGTCAGCAAAGTTGCCAGATGGCGAGGCCTGCTAAATGCGCTGGGCACGGTTGCAGGCCAAGACCTGATTGCCGAACATGGTGAAACGCCAGCGATTGGCGCCCGTGTATCCACCTGCCTAGCTACGGTCCGTCCAGATGCCGCCCGAGATGTCCCACAGCTTAGCCGTGGTGCCCGCTACGGCGCGACGGGTGCCATCCAACAGCGCGCCCACGAAGGCGCCCTTGCAGGCCGAATCCAGCGCAGCCAAGCCCGCATCGACAGGTGTAGATGAAGCGGCCATGCCATTGTTGGTCGGGATCATCTGTTGGCAATCGGTGATCGCACCCGGGGTTGCCGGGTCCAGGTCGGGCGAAAAGCCGATGAACTGCGTGGCACTCATGGCGTGGCGAAGTCCACTCGCTGACGCGGCGACGGGCTGTATCGCGCAAACTCGTCCTGCGTCTTCAGGGCATTCATGGCGTTGAGATACGCCGAGCCCCAAATGTTGATCCGGTCGTCATCACGGATGAACGGGGCTGATTCCAGCAGTGAGGCGTATAGATAGACGTTCGGCGCCGACAGGATAAGCCAGTTTTGCGGATTGGAGGCTGACAGGCTAGGCACGCCCGCGAAATACACCATGCTGTAGCTTACGTCCTGCGAGCCAATGAGATTCAGCGTGTTGCCGCTGATCCAGAAGCCCTTGGGCGTGCTGCGCATGTCCGCATTGGCCGACTGAATAGGCGATTCCGGGCGAAGCGGGAAATCCACGCCACCAATCGTGGCGATGAACGACTCCACCTGCCGAAAGTCCGTTGGCAGCGTGATCTAGAGGCCCGACGTGGTGCCAGAGACCTTGACTTGCTGGTTCTGCGTGCGCAAGTCCTGATTGATGCGCGTCTCGGCCAGCTGGATGAAGTCAGGAATGGACGCCGTTAGGTCGGCGCGAGCCAGCCAACGTGCTACGGCACTCTGTAATGTGGTGTAGTCGTTGATCATTATACCCGACCCTTGTAGACCCGAAACGGCTGGATTTCAGGGGAGTTGAGAAAGGCGTTCTGCATGTCCAGGTCGCGCATGAACTGATAGAACGTCACGCCGCGCTCGTTACACCATTTCTCGATCAGAAAGCCATCGACATGGGCCAACACCTTCATGTCACTGTCGCCCGTCAGACCCGCCTCACGCTGCTGCTTGCAGGCGTCCGCAAGCTGCTTGAGTTCATCCACGCTTTTGACGGCGTAGTCCACCAGCGTGTTGCTGTCCTTGACGGTCAGATGGCGTTCCATGGGAATCCTCAAAGAAAGGCGGGGAGTTGCCTCCCCGCCCAAGATGGCAGCGATTAGCTGCCGGTTGCGGTCAGGTCACGAACGGCACCCAGAGTCGATTCCTGGCGAACCACCAGCGTCACCTCGGTGCGAATCTGCCAGTTCTTGGCATCGCCCGTGGTGGCCAGCTGCTCGGATTCGAACGGACGGAGCTGACCAAGCGCCAGCTTGTCGAAGTCAACGATGTACAGCGTGTTGACCAGACCGGCGGAGCCCGCACCCATGACACGATCCGGCACGACCTTGGTCACGCCGAAGTCATGGCCATAGAACGTGAAGGCGGTGTTGACCTGAATGCTGGAATCCTTCTGCGAGGACACCTCATTCATGCGCGTCACGTTGGCCGTGAACGAGCTGATCTTCACCTTGTGCGACGGGCTGACAAGAGCCACCGACGCGTCGCCACCATTCTGATAAATCGAGGTGATGACGTTACGGAAGTTGGTTTCCGTGAGCGGCTGCAGCGTGCCAGCGGTCGGGGCCGTGTTGGTCTGCGGGTTCGGCGCTACACCACCCGTACCAAGGGAGTTATTGGTGGCGATGAAGCCGTACAGGCCACGCATCTGGCCAGCCACACCTGACGTGCCGGTCACAGCCGTGCCGTTGCCGATGGAGGCTGCCTCGATATCGCGCTTCAGTTCGACCATCTTCTTGGTCTTCAGGCGGGCGATTTCGGAGCTGCGACCATACTTGCGCACGGTTTCTGCCGTGTTGGACACGCTCATGGTGTCCTGGATGATCTGCGTGCGGTTGTTGTACTGACCCGGCTGGACCTGCGCCGAGTAGCTCGCGTCGGCGCCTTCAATGGCCGCGTTGGCACCGTTCGGAGCGCGGTAGGTATCAGCGGTCCACTCGTGGAAGACGTTCTAGACCTTCACACGGTCAATGGCCGAGACTAGCGGGGCGTCACTGGGGCGGAAGTTGTAGATCCGGTCCTCAACGTCTTCCGCAACGCGGATGACGCTAGGAGTGATGAGGGTATTGGCGGGCATAAGTCACCTAAGGTTTAGATGCCGCGTGCATGGGCCAAGGCTGCCAGCGAATCCAGCGAACCGGAATTGCGCCTGTAGTTGTCCTCAGCCGTGCGTACAGCGGCGGATTTGTCGGGGGGATTGGCCGAACCGGGCTTGATGGGCTTGGGCGGCGTCTGTGCCACCTTCTGGCCCTGCGTGGCCCGTGCAGCCTGCGATTTGCGCCACAACAGCGCTTCTCGTGCAAGTTCCACAGCACGCGGGTCGGTAAGCATGCTGACTTCTTCACGGCTATAGCCGCAATCCAGCAACATACCGGCGATTTCCCGCTGCTCATTGCCTCGCTTGCCTTCATCACGCCACTCGGGGATGCGATCCATGAGGACTTTCATGCCGTCCTCCGTGGCCTTCTTCAGCGCTTCGTGCTGCTGGAAGGCCTGCATCTGCTGCACCTCCTGCTGGGCTGCCATGACCTGGGCAAGACGCTTGGTCTTGGCCTCGATCACCTGCTTGGCCTTCAGGTAGGCGTGTGGGTCAGAATCAAGCAAACTTGCAATCTGGCTCTCGTCCCCGATCAGTTCCTGTTGCAGGGCAAAGCCCAGGGCGTTCAGCTGGTTGACTTGCTTGGCAAGTTCCCCTTCGAGCCACTGGCGCTGCTGCTCCACAGCCTTGGTTGACTGCGCGACTTCTGCCGTTTTGCGTCGATAGTCCTGATCACGCATGTAGCCCTTCGTGGCTTCTTCCAGCGTGATTTCCTGCTCTTCGCCCTGAACCGTGACCTTGACCTTCTTGGCCTTCCAGTCGTCCTCCGATGGCTTCTAAGCGGTTTCCTACTCGCCTTCGTCCTCGGGTTCGGTGGCGTCATCACCTTCCTGCGATTCGTCATAGGTCGCCTCGACCTCTTCCGTACCTTCTTTGTCGTTCAACAGTCCGGCGATGTCATCAAGGGACGATTCCTCGCGGGGTTGTTCGTCTACCTGCGTATCGAGCTGCTCGTGAGCTTGGCTCATGGTTAAACCTCATTACATGAATGGTGAGTGATAGCTTCCGTCACTCAGGCGGATGGCAAAGTCACCCCGTAGAACCGGGGCTGACCCGTAAATGCCGTGGTAGAACTCGGGTGCAGGGAACGGCACGGCCACCCACGTTACGCGAAGCGGCGACGCCTACCGTTCCAGCCCGTGAATCAGAGCGACGGCCTCTGCCCAGTCAGTCGGTCCAGCCGGCTACGGGCGAGCTTCCCGCTCTCCATCACGCTGACAAAGTGCGTGTTCACCCTGTCCAGAATCTTGAGCGTCAGCCACAACTTTTCGCGGCCTTCCGCGTCTCTTGCCGGTGAACTCTGCCATTGGTCGAAAATCTCCTTGCGGATGGTGTCGTAAGCCTCGCGGTAAATCTCATCCTCCAGAATCCGCTTGGCCTGATCGCCTCGCCGCGCTTCCTGTTCGGGTGTCACGCGTCACCTCCAAAGACATGAATCTTGCCGCCGCACGTCGTGCTGTGCTTACAGGCGATCTTGGCAGCCTCCGCCGCCGTGGCTCCCATGCTTAACGCCCCTAGAGCGAAGTCTCGTCCTGAACCCCAAGCCTCCCTGCCCTTGACCAGCTGCGGCTCCGCATCCTCGTACAGCCAGAGCTTGCCGCTCGTGTCCAGATGGATCGCCAGCGTGTCCGCGTAAAGGTCCTCATCGACCGGCTGGCCCGTGGATAGGGCGCGAACAATGGCGCGCAGATCGGTCCATTTGCCTGCGCCTGTGTAAACACCGCTTTCGGTCCTCCAGAACTTCATGCACCAACTCTTACGACCGCCTTCGACCATCATCGAGTCGCAGGCGAGCGTCTTACCATCCCATGCCACGATGGTCATGCCAGATCGCCCTCGTGTGCTTCCTGATAGGACACGTCCGCGTCTGCCGTGCTGGCATCCTTGGCGCCCAAGGCCTTCGCGGCGGCAATCTTGGCCTCGGCGTTGATGCGCGCCACCTCAATAGCCGTCTGGTGCTGAAGATCGGCCTTGTAGCGGGCTAGTTCGGCGTCCAGCTGGGCCTTGACCGTCGCCAGCCGCTCGTCTTGCTGCATCTGCAACATGTTGCGCTGGGCTTCGAGTTCCTTCTCGTGCTGCTGCTGGGCGGCCTGAGCCTGCTGCTTGACCACCTCGCCCTGTGCATCCAGCTGGTGTTTCTGCGCCTGAAGCTGTGAGGCCGACTGCGCCTTGAACTGCTCAAGCTGGAACTGCTTGTCCGATTCCGAAGGCTGCGGCGGCTGGGGCTGCGGCATGCTGAAGTACCGGCTTACGTCCGACTTGCCAAGCGCCATGGTGAAGTCCTGCAAAGCGTTGTAGCCATTCTGCGGCTGCACCATGCCCATCGGGGCGGCTTGGGCCTGTACCTGAAGCATCTGCATGGCCGTGGCCATACGCTGCTGTTTGGAGGCCGAGCCTATGCCGACCGAAATGACCATATCGTAGTTGTTGCGCCACGCACGTGGATCAACCTGCATCCAGTGGCCGTTGACCTTCACCTGGTCTTCGCGGTCCTGGTATTGCGTCACCAGCTTGAGAAGCAGCTGATACACCCGCTTGATACCCGTCTCAGCAAACACACGGGCCATCAGCTTGATGCGGGTAGCTGCAGCGTCCATCAGCTGAGAGACACCCTGCGAGCCGATCTGAGACTGGCTGATTTCGTTGCCGATCAAGCCCTGCGAGAACTCCTTGATGCCTGAGCGCGAGTCACGCACGCCCGTGAAGTATTCGATGGCGGCCAAGGCCTGCGGGGCGATGTTCGATACCGTCAATTCCTGTAACGCATTCGGGCTGGTCGCACGGATGGCGCCGCCAGGAACAGGGTTAAGGAAGTCGTCCATGTTGACCTGGCCCGCCACCACAACCGTGCGAGGGGCATTGGCAAGGTACTGGTTGTCGAGCATCTGGCGAGCCAGCGTGCTCTTGATGATCATGATGTCACTCACCAGATCTGCCAGCGACAGGCCGATGAGCTTGTACGGCATCAGGAACGGGGTGAACAAGGCAAACGGATGGGTTTCAACCACCTCGTTCTCGAAAATCTACCGGCCCGACTTGACGATGCGACGATACTCCGACACGCCGTCCCCGTCGTAGTCCACCAGCATGTGGACCTCGGAAACCGTCACCTTCTCTTGGCTGTAGTCGGCGGGGTTGTCGTTGTACATGTCCACGCCGTCGTATTCCGAGCGCGTCCACGACTCCGAAGCGGAATTGGCCCGCTTGTTGTCGTATAGGGCGTCCACCTTGTCGCGGGGATAACCCAAGCTGATCAGGTCAGAGCGCGACCGCTCCACCTCATGGCTGATGAACCGCAGCTTCTCAATGTCCCGGCTGTCCTTGGACATGATGATTTCTTCGGGCGGCACGCCTTCCACCAAGAACTGGTCGTTGCGCTCCTTGATCTTCACACGGACGGTGTACGTCGGCTGCGGCGGTCCGAACTGGCCAGGCGCCACCATGACGGGCTGCCCACCCTGCACGGGAATTTCCGCCGTCACCTCGACAATCTCGATGTCGTCGTCACCCTTGATAGCTGCCAAGTCCATGTCGGACTGATTGGTTAGTGTCTCTTCGCGGGTCGTCCAGCTGCGGTCGCAATAGACCTTGATGACACCCATGCGGGTGATGAGGGCGGACTTGATCGCATCGTGCAGCACGACGAAACCGGCGTTTTTGCGGTGCAGCAGGTAGCCACAGTAGCGTGTCGCATCCTAGCAGTTCTGCTCATCAGCCGGACCACTGGGCTCGAATCGGATCACGTCGTCCGTGGCCGAAAACTCTTCCATCATCGACGGCATGCACCATTCCACGGTGTCCATGACGTCCTTGGAGACAACACGGCTACGACCTTCCACTTCAGGCGGGGCCAGCTCACCCTCGGGATAGCCGAGATACAGCTGCATGGCCTTCTGGCGGTCAGACTGCAACACATCGTTAAAGCCGATGCCCTGCGCCTTCTCCTGCTCGATCAGCGTGCAGAGATAGCCATCGGTCATGCTGCCCTATTGGCTGCGAGACTGGTTGTCGGAGTTATAGGCCATTAAACGGTCGCCAGTCGCTTGTAAGTGAGTTTGCCGCCCCAGCTTTCGTTACTGAGCTGTTCGGCCACAATGTGAAGGTATCGGAAGGCATCAGCGCCATGGCTCCATTCGTCGTGGATGGGAGCACCAGGCTCGCCAGTCGTCGTCGGAACATGCCGCCTATACCGCTTCAGGCACTCCATAAGGCGCGCTGTGGAGGCCTTGTCGAACCAGGTCTAGGAAAACCCGCGCCGGGCGTTCTTGATGCCCGTCTCGATGGACTGAGAGGGCGTGATACGTACATCCCAGCCAAGGCCACGCATGATGTCTTCCGCTGACTTGCCCGACTTGTAATCCTTGTGCTGGCCGTCGTGAGGAAGCCACAACGTGCCCCAGTTCCACACGCGGTTCTTCAGCTCGGCGGAATAGTGGTCCAGTGTCTTATGGCTGTCTTCCACGTAGTCGATCACGCGAAGCTGGCTGACATGCCGCTGCGCCAGGATAATAGACATTTTGTCGTTCCAGCCAAGGTCGAAGATGGCGTGAACACGAAGGTTCGGATCGTACGGAAGGACAGTGACACGCCCCATGCTGACCGCCTGTGCCACTTCATCGGCATAGATCGCGCCTGTGACAGCAGGCTTGCACTTGCCTTCCCAAATGTTCTTGTAGTCCGCCTCGGGAAGTGTCGCCTCGGCGTGCCTGCGTTCCTTCTCAAGTACGTCAGGGAACCACGGATTGTCGTGGTAGTTGACCTCCACAACCCATGAATCGGGCGGTGCGTTCTCAACGAAGCGCACCCACGTCGGATCGGTGTCTAGCTCGGGGTTGAAGCTAACCCAAATCTCAGACCCGTCCTTGCGGATCGTCGGAATCAGGATCGACCAGCTACGATCACTGACGGCCTGCGCCTCTTCGACCCACACGATGTCCACGCCTTCGAAGGACTTGATGGACTCGGCGGTCTGGTCACTCAGGCCCGAGAAGATGAACTCCGAGCCATTGGCGCCCTTGATGACCGTCTGCTGAACTTCGTAGAACGCGCCAAGGCCCAACACCTGCACCTGATCGCCCAACAGCTTGTGCACCGAGTCCTTGATCGACTTCTGCACCTCACGAGTGCAAAGGATGCGCAGCGGCTTCTAGGCGCCAAGGATCAGCAGTGCACGGGCAAAGCTCCACGACTTGGAGCTGCCTCGACCACCATGGGCCACCTTGTATCGGCAGGCCTTGAACAGCGGCTTCAGCTTGACGGGGAACTGAGCGTCAGTCATTGCCGATGAAGCTTACCGTGATGCTAGCCTTGAGCGGGTTGTCAGGATCGCCAGCAACCTGCATGGGTAGCACCTTGCCAATGAGAGTCAGGAAGGCAGCAGGATTGTCCTGCGCCTTCGAGACGAGGTAGTTGACGCCACCCGCCTAGTCCAGTGCCTAAAGGATCATTGCCTTGAGGTCAGCGGTCAATTTGTTGGGAGTGCCCTTCTGGCGGCCTCCCGTCTTCGGGGAGCCGGGTTTGCGTCCGGCCATTTCGTTCACCTTCTAGTTTGGAAATGAGATTCAGTTGAACTGCTTACTCACCGGCTCTTCCAGCATGCTCGCTGCAATCCTGAGCATCTTGGCCAGATACGGTCGGCTGTAGTCCGGTGCTATCACGCGCACGTCGTCAGCCTTGGTGCGAATGACAATGGCTAGCTCATTCTCGGCAACGTACAGGCCGATCAGGTCGCTGCCTTTCTGGTCGAGTACGTCAAGGGGCGTCATGCGGCTGTCCTGGCCACCAGTGTTCGCTTACCTAGATGCCGGTGGCATCGTCCACGTAGATGGCGGGGGTGGTCGGAATTGCGCCGACATTGCCTATTTTAGAGACAGGCTTAGCACCTGCGCGCACCCCATCTGAACCGAACACGCGCTCCCAATTGCTTGAGAACGTCGCTTCATCAACCTGCGTAGGCCGACGATCTGAACCTTTACCGCTCACGGGTGCTCAGCGCCTTCGGGGGCCGGAGCTGCGGGCTCCGCAAGAGCGGAAGCTTCAGCAACGGCCGCAATCTCCTGCGTAGCGGCATCATGGCGCTCAATCCGCGCAATCAGCGAATGCACGAAGGCCACCAGCTGGCTGGGGGCATGCTTTACAGCTTCGAATTCGTCGTGAAGGCTCATATCAGGTTCCGGTGGTAGCGAAGTTGGCTTGCAGGTAATAGGCAAGGTCAGCCCATGTGGAGAACGACACGCTGGCCGAGGCCGGGTCGTTGGCGTTCTGCACGATGGCGTACGAATTGAACGTCCTCACGATGCAAACGGAAGGCCCGGTCATCCAAGCAGGAACTCCAGTCATGTTTCATACCTCGGGATTGGCTGAAATAAGTGAAGGCTCTTCTTCGCGGAGAGATACGCTTGGTATGCGTCCTCTGGTGTTTCGTAAACTCCAAGACTAATGCGTCGAAAGTCGTGCTGGATTCGCGCTTGAAATCCGGTTAGCACCTTGTGGACGCCTCGTGGGTATCGCCCCTTTGGCTTACTTAGGTTCTGCATGTTTTCGGCGCGAGTAGCTAGCCTGAGATTCGAAATGGCATTGTTCGATCTATTGCCATCAATATGGTCAATATCATCGGGCGGCATCTGCCCGTACTCCATAAGCCATGCCAACCTATGAGCCTTGAATACATCGCCATGAATCACAATGACGGTATAACCATGCTTCTATGTATGACCAGCTTTATCGCCACGCTTGGCAATACGCCCCCCTATCAACTAGCCAATGAAACTCGCCAGACTCTTTGTCGTAAGACAGCAACCTTGCCACCTCGTCCACAGAAATGGACTTGCGACGTATCATTTCATGCTCCTGTCGGCTTTTACGATGTCTTGGAGGGCGCGGATCGTTGCGTCTGCTTCTGCGGCTGCTCGTACAACTCTTGCCGCACTTTCTGCTCGGTCGTCGGCGGCTGCATCAGGCTCGCCGGGGCTGGCGGGAGTACCGGGCACACTGGTTGCCGGACATTGCCACTTCCGACGCAGCCGGATAACGCCAGAGCGCAGATCAGCCACATCTTTTTCATACTGAGCTTGAGCATTCGCCTTGTCCCGCTCGTTTTGTTCTTGGATATGGGCCAGCGTGTCGGCGGCCAATTGTTCCTTTGTACGGGCGGCTTCCTCAGCCTTAGCCAGCGTCTAGGCGTCCTTGGCCTGAAGGTCTGAAAGCTTCACTGCGGCGTCGAGAGACGCGAAGTGATGGCCGGCTGCATAGCCACCGCCAAACAGCAGAACGACCAGCAGGAGCGCGGCGATGGGCTTCCAGTAACTCATTCGCACGGGTCTCCGTACTTACAGAACAGAATGAACATGGCAAGTACGATCCCAATAGCCGCCAACTTCAGCATGGCCGCAACTGCTTAATGGCCGGATTGAAGCAGCGCCACGTACGCATCTCCTGCCACTGCTGTTCCGTGAAGGCCAGCGGGAAGCTGCCCATCAGCTTCATGTACGCCTGATCTTCCTGCTGGTACAAGACGGACACCACCGCCACCAGCTGGCCTTGTGAATTGAAGATTCCGGCGCCACTGTCGCCAAAGTAACCATTCAAGTCATACAGCGTCATTTCGACCCGCTCAGCAGGGACATGGCCGCTGACGTAACCATGGCGATACATGTCACTTAGGCGCCAGGGGTTGCCGATGATGAACACTTCATCGCCCTATGTAGGCTCATCGCCCACAAACGCCCACGAATCGAACTCGCGGTCTACGACAATAAGCGTATGGTCTTTGCCGTCGTCCAGCGTCTTCACAATCGTGACGGGCTTGCCGTCAATGGCGAGGTACTTCTGACCCCGCAGGCAATGTGTAGCGGTCAGCAAGAGGTGCTTACCCACTACCGTACCCGAACACGTTCCGTCATCCATCCGAAGCGCCACTGTCGTCCTATGTGCCTTAACAACGACGCTTTCACTCATACAGCTAGCGAGGGCCAATAGGCACCACAGGAGGGCTATATGCTTCATGACTTCACGTCCGACTTAGTTACGGCTGATTCGGCCACATTCGCGCCGAAATAGAGACCCAGCAGCCAAGTGTTAAAGCTCACCCACTGTGCGGAATCGATCTTGGCGAAGATCAACAAACCAAGCGCGGCCAGAAACGATGCTCCGGCCAGCTGAAACTTGGTTTGGGTCAGCCAGTTCACGACATGCACACCTTGTATTCCGCCTCTCTGCGCTTCACGAGGCCCGGCAAGACCTGGCCGCCACCATAGACCCACCGCTTTAACTGTTCACATGCCTACGCCCACTGTCCGCCATTGGCGTACCTTTGCAGCGCGGAACCACAGACAATGGACGGACCCACGTTATAGGCTGCACTCGTCAAGGCGGCTTCCTATCC